CCCTCTAATATAATAGATACCTTCGGAAATAGATACTGAAGAACCAACTGAAGATGCATTTAAATCAATTACACTGGCAAAAGTACCACCAGAATTAATAGTCGTATTTCCATAAGTTAAATTTTCTTCAAGGAGTAATGTTTCTCCATCTACAAATTGACCAGTTTGAAAATTAGAATTAGCAGACGTATATTTTACATATATTGTATAATCGCTAGTTTCAGATTCAATATTTGTTACTACATTTTGAATAACTGCAGATAACTGTGATGTCTGCCCTTTTATCTTTAATCCAATTAAATTGTTAAGATATACCCCAACACTTATACCTACATGAGTTGGGTTAATTTTAATTGCATAATAATTTGAATTATACGATACATTCCCTGGAACTACTACAGAACCATCTTTAAATATATGATTTCCAAATGATTCAATCTGATTTTGTAAAATCGATTGTAGAGTTGTTAATTCTCTGGATTGAACTGGAAATCCTGGTTTAAAAAGAACCCTATGAAAATTTTGACTCGCATCAAAATCATCATAGTATGGTGATACATTAAGATTTGTTTTTTGTGACATCTGCCTTAGAATTCCAGTATGATTTTAATGTCTTCCTTTTGTCTAGCATTTCTAGAAACTCTGGGTCTATTATCAAGATAGATAATGTCCCCCGATCCTTTATTTATCTCAGGACTAGCAAGGCCATCTACAAATTGAACATCCAAATTAACTGTCTTTGTAGCAGTAACTGCTGTTGTAATCCCAGTAAAAGATGAATCAATTGATCCACCAAAATTATTGCTAGATGATATAGCTCCTCCACTACCATCGAAAGCAACTTTTGTTGCTTCAGAAACAACATTTCTAGAATCTTTTTGATTATATGTAGCGGGGCTATAATATAATGATCTATCCTGATAGTATTTCAAAACTGTTGTTGAACTATCATAAGATGCAATATAACCTGTGGCAGTTCCAATACCAGTTATAGTTTGATAAATTTGATTTCCAGGTAGTGCATCAGATGCATTTGATACTGATGTCATTTTCAATGCACTTAGATTTGAGAATTGGTTCTCTGAAAAAACTGAATTTGCAGTTCCAACTAAAGTTGGATTTTTAATAATTCCAATCTGAGAAAATCTAGTATCCGTTGGAAAATCCTTAGTTGAATCATCAAAACGAGCATAAATTAAAACTTTATCAGTCCCTAATTCATTATATAAATCATAACCATGACCTCTTGAAGGTGGAATAATTGGGATTAAATGTGCAAATGAAGATGCACCAGCATTAATTGTTGATAAATCAACTCTACCATAAGAATAATTTTTTCCTCCAGCAGAAACTGTTGTACTATCAATCTTTCCACCTACAACATCAACAATTACCTTTCCACCAGTACCATCTCCAATTATATCTAATTCCGCATTTGTTGTATTATATCCAGTACCCTGCTCTTTAACATAAACTTTTTTAATTTGGTTTTCGTTTACTAAAGAATCGCCATTTTCTCTTACTGATGTAATTTGAGAATCAGTACTAGTTAACCAATCATTTGGAATTGGAATGTAATCAATTGCATCAAATTTAATAATATCACTAGGTGCAACAGTAAATAGATATTTCCATTGATAACCATCTCCACTGTCTCCAGCTCTAGATGGTTCTAAATCAACAAAAGTTGGTTCATCTTGAGAAAACTTACCAGTTGTATTTGCTTCAGAAGATCCATTATCAATACAAATATAAACTCGATAATCACTATTCATTACATAGTAATTTGCATCATATAACCGTGTAGAATTTGTTTGTGGTGAAGGATTTGAAACACTATAATCATGTCTATACATTTCATATATTGTTCCTGCTTTCCAATCAACCCTTCTAATTAATCTTCTAACATCATTTGTAGTAATCTTTTTACCAAAAACCATTGTATCTTTAACATGGCTTAAGTAATCTAGATTATCTACTGGAGATGGTGTATTAGTATCCCAAGTTGTTGATCTACCATATCCAACAACATCTGGATTTGGTAGACTCAAAAATATATAATAGGAATTATTGACATTTCCAATAGAATCTACGAAATTACTGGCGTTTAATACCCTAAATTGATCTGTAACAATGGCAGCCATATTACTAGCTTTTTTCTATATTTATAAATTAAGATTCAAGGTCTTTTTTCAAAGCACCATTATCTTTAATACCATAACCACGTCTCTGAATTGTTGGGAATGTCGTCAACCCAGAATTAACAGTATAACCAGAAACTGCTACTCCTATTGGAGAAGCACCTTCTCTCAAGAATCCTGATAATCTACCCCAAGAGAATGATCCAGAGTATGTAGAAGAAATTCCACTTATCTGATTAACATTGTCAAGCATACCAGTAGTTTTTATTCCAGTATGTACATTACAAGTAATAATTCCCGTTAAACCACTTCTGTGTATAGCGTGTATTTTGTAAATATTATCCACAAATGTATTACCAATTCCAACTACAGTAGTATTTCCACCACGATCAACAGAGGTTACTCCATGACCTACATTAGTATTAGTAATGTTTATTGGATAATCAACAACTAAATCATCAATAGCATTAGACTGATCATACTTAAGGAAGAATGTAAGAGCCATAGGATGGTTAATACCAACACTAGTCGTTATTCCAGTAATAATTCCACTAAATCCATTTACGAACCGAATACCACTAATAATTTCCTTTGCAGTAATTCCTATTGGTTCTAGAAGAGATGGAGTATTTGTTGTAGTATAACCTGCTCCTGGGGCAGTGATTGTTGTGGATGTAATTGTTCCAGAACTGGATACAGTTGCGGTTGCAGTTGCTTGCGTATGAACTTCATATTTACCAAATTTAAATTGGGTTATAAGTTCTGATGTATTAAATGCATTTGAATCAATAGAAACAACATTACCAAGCAAGTTATCAGTAGATATTCCAGTTACAGTTACACCTGTTCCTAAAACATTAGGGATAGATTTAAGTGTTTGTCCAATTACAATTCCAGATACATCTACAATACCAGTAATAACAGCAGATCCAATTCCTAATGTACCAACACCAACAGCTGTTGATTTAAAGAAGGTTCCTATCCCACCAACTGGTTGTCCAATAGATAATGTTAATGTAGCACCTGGATCATATCCACTACCACCATTACCAACAACATCAATTGATGAAATTGTTCCAGCAGCAGAAACATTAGCGGTAAATGCGGCAGATACTGGATCATTTCCATTTACAATTAATAGTCCATCCACATCACCAATAGTCTCTGTAGATTCATTTTCCTCATAGTTGAAGAATTGAGCATCGTCTACAAAAATCTCAGTGTCAGTTGATGTGAAATCTTTTATAATATGTGTTGTTGGGAATACTAAACCTTCTATAGAATCTCTAACCTTAGTTACTGGATTATCATTTATTATCATATCTCTCTTTTGTCTAATCCAATCCACTGGTTTATAATTAACCCCATCAATTCCATCACCAAGATAAATTCCAGTTTGTACTGTATCTGAAGATTGAATTGCAGAAACTATTCTCTTATCCTGCTCAACAGTATCAGCAATACCATCATTTTTCCTTATCTGTAAATCATCACCAACTTTAACTTCTTCTGAAACTTTTAGTTCTGAACTATCAACACCAGCAGTTCCTCTATAGAAGAATATATCAACTTTATCATCTGTTGCTGGTGGATGAGTAAATGTGAATGTAGTACCACCAGTAAAGGTATATGCAACTTTTGGTTCCTGCATAACACCATTAATATAAATCAACAAGATACTATCAAAATCAATTAAACTAGCATTTTGATCTGCAGCATTTCTTTCAAAACTCAACAGTTGGCTATTCTTATAAATTGGGAATCTTGTTCTCTCTCCATCTTGAAGAGTCTTAATACTATCAATAAAGTCAAATTCACCTAATTGCCAAGATGCAAACGAATCTCTAAACGTTTCTTCAACTGAGAATTGTAATGGTGTGCGTGGTCTGGGTTTAGGAGATGCTCCAACATTTGTAGTAAATGTATAGGTACTAGTCGAAGTAACTCCTAATTCTTGAGCATCTGCAGGATCATTATTCGATCTACCAACATTAACAGTAATAGTTGTAGTACCTAAACTTACAATTGGTAGGGTATCACCAAATACGGGATCAGTTATACGTGGATACTTATGTTCTGTTGCATGTTCATCTTGAGAACACGTAAATGTCAAAGATTCAGCACCAATACCAATAGTGTTATTAAGATCTAATCCATGAGCAGTACTGAACACTAACTGTAAACCGCCAGTTGATGGACTATAGAATGCATTAACTGGTGTTCTATCTGCAGCACCTGTTACAGATATACAATTTGTTACAGCACTTACAAATGTATGAGCATATCCTG